CATCAAGGTCTATTCGTGGGTCTATGAAGTGCCGTCGACGAAACTTGCCAAGGGAATTGGCATTGATCGCAGGACATTGAACCGGAGATTTAACCGGGCAATGGAACTTTTAACGGCAAGACTTTGTAAAAAAGACGATTTCCCGTCATTGCCAGATGAAAAATTGGTGTCCCGGTTTCGGCCTGGACAGGCTATAAAAAACCGTAACATCGCATCAAGTGCAGCTTGATCCAAATCAGTCACGCGGAGCCGGGATCTGGGGCACGTGACCCTCCCGAAACAGTCCGGCCCACAGCCAGCAGAGCACACCTTCAGGAATGCAACGCAGAACGCCGGGGTGGCATCCGGCAGGAATACTCAGCGAGAGGGGCGGCGAAGGCCGATTGGTGGTGTCAACGGGCACCCCCCGCCGCCCAAGAAACGCATAGCGAGAGAGGCCCGGTGGATGGGGTCTGAGGTAGCTCCTCGGATTGCCATGAAGCCGGGCCGCATCGTTTCAGCGGGATAGCGCAGAGGTAGCGCGTCGGACTCATAATCCGAAGGTCACGGGTTCAAATCCCGTTCCCGCAACCAGATCCGGCCGCGGCGACAAGCGCGGTATCACCCCATGGGGAAGAAGTGGAGAAGGAGCGCTCGCGGGGGCGCGTCTCCGGTCTGCGACGGTTTAGAGCAAGCCCCCGTTAGCAACATCAACAAGGAGAAGACCATGAAAGTCCGCGCAAAGTTTTATCTCGCCCATCGCGAAGAGCATCCTGAGGGTTTCAACCTGACCTTCCAGCCCGTCACGGGCGGCAGCCCAGAGAACGACGAGTTCTTCAAGTACACCCCGCATGGTGAGCTGAAGATGGGAACGATCAACCCCGAGGCGGCGATGTCCTTTGAGGTAGGCCAGGAATACTACCTTGACCTGATCAAGGCCGAGTAAGCAGTTCAGCGGTCCGAAAGGTAAGGGTTGGGGGTTCCCGGCCGCCGCTGCTCCCGCTTCGTCTAGCGGAAGGACGTCAGGTCTTGGCCCTGAAAACCGTGGTTCGAATCCATGAGCGGGAGCCATTTCGAAAGCAGGAGATGAGAGATGCTTGACGAAGTTTGCGAGACCGGCACAGCCGTGAGCATCATCGCCGCTTCGGCAAAGCTTCGATCTACCCTGAATCCTCCCAAGATCGGGGAATGGCTTGTCTGTCCGTCCGGACATGTCCTGGCGCAAATGGCAGTGAATAAGCGGACAGGCTTCAGCGATTGGGCAAAGTACAGCGGTTCGGTCATCACCGTGACGAACGGCCGTCGCGTGATCACCTGCGGCTTCTGTGGGGAGGAGGCGCACAACAGCGAGCGACCCTTCATCTGCTGGGTTGTCCCAGATCAGGTGGTGAAGAAGGTTCTGGAAGTGTTCCCCCCGCAGTCGGCGCAGGTTTCTTAAGCGACAATAAAAGACGCTGCTTTTTGCAGAGATTTTCCCCGCTGTTCTGACCGGCGGGGGCCACGGTGCGCCAACACCGTGAACCGTGAGATCTGACCTCACATGACCGTCATTGGCCGATAACGGCCATCCCGCCACCCTAGCCAGGGCGGGATCGAGACTATCGAATGGTCATGAAAAAGAGCAATCTCGATATTGAGTACCGCCCGATCGATCAGATCAGGCCTTATGAGAAGAACCCGCGGAAGATCCCGCAATCCGCCATCGACAAGGTCGCGGCCAGCCTGAAGGAATTCGGCTGGCGCCAACCCGTCGTTGTGGATAAGCGCGGGGTCATCGTCGCGGGCCACACCAGATACCTGGCGGCGCAGGCGTTAGAGCTGGAATCAGTTCCGGTCCACGTCGCCAAGAACCTGACCGCAAAACAGGTCAAGGCCTACCGGATCGCAGACAATCGCATAGGCGAGGAAGCGGAGTGGGATGACGACCTGCTCAAGCTGGAACTGGAAGATCTTACCTCGGGCGAGTTCGATATCGGCCTGCTGGGGTTTGAGGAGGTCGAAGCGCTCCAGCTCATGGCCGGCGAGGGCGAAAACGACGTCGAGGCGGAATGGCAGGGCATGCCTGAGTTCGAGCAGCCTGACGCCACGGCGTACAGGCAGATCATCGTCAACTTCAAGGACGACGAGGCGGTCGCCGCTTTCGCCAAGCTGCTCGGCCAGGAGATCACGCCCAAGGCCCGGTCGATCTGGCACCCGGAAGAGGAGATCGCCCGTTACGCGGACAAGACCTATGCCGCTGACGCCTAGGTTTCCGGTCTATATCCCGTCAAAGGGGCGCGCGCGATACATGATGACGTCGCGGGCGCTCTCGAAGATCGGCGTGCACCACACGGTGGTCGTGGAGCCGCAGGAGGAGGACGCATACCGACGGGCGGCAAAGGGCTTGCTCTGCGATGTCCTCGTCATGGATCTCTCCTACAAGGAGCGCTACGAGCTTTGCGATGATCTAGGCCTGGCCAAGGGCACAGGGCCGGGACCGGCGCGCAACTTCATCTGGGATCACTCGATCGCCGCGGGCCATGCCTGGCACTGGGTGATGGATGACAACCTCGCGAAGTTCTACCGGCTGAACCGGAACATGAAGATCCCCGTTGGGGACGGGACGCCCTTCCACGTCATGGAAGAGTTCACGCTTCGGTACCGGAATATCGCCATGGCGGGGCCAGCATACGAAAGCTTCGCCCCAAGAAAGCAGAAGTCGGCGCCTTTCGTGCCGAACACGCGGATCTATTCCTGCAACCTGATCCGCAACGACATCCCGTTCCGCTGGCGAGGCCGCTACAACGAAGACACTATCCTGTCGCTTGACGTCCTCAAGGAGGGTTGGTGCACGGTGCAGTTCTACGCGTTCCTGCAGGACAAGATCGAGACCCAGCGGATCAGCGGCGGCAACACCGCAGAGTTCTATCATGCTGAGGGCAGGAAGGAGCGCGGGCAGAAGTATGCAGTGGGCGGGACGACGGCCAAGTCGCAAATGCTGGTTGACGTCCACCCGGACGTTTCCCGGCTGACTTGGCGCTTCGGCCGTGTGCACCACTATGTGGATTACAGGCCCTTCCGGCGGAACAGGCTGGTCAGGCGCGAGGATGTCGAGGTCCAGCCTGGCATCAACGAGTTCGGAATGAAGTTGAAGGTGATCGGCAAGGACAATGCCAGCAGCGAAAAACAAGGGCGGTCGACCGCCATCCCTGAAGCCTGACACCAAGACCCTGAAGAACCTCAAAGGGCTCGGCCAGATCCAGGCGACCACCAAGGAATGCGCCGCCGTCCTCGGTGTGTCCGAACCGACTTTCATCAAGTTCAAGAAGGACAACCCCCAAGCCGCCGAAGCTTACGAGTTCGGCTTGGAGGAGGGGAAAGCATCGCTCCGGCGCATGCAGTTCACTGCGGCCCGGAAGGGCAATGCCACGATGCTGGTGTGGCTCGGCAAGCAGCTCCTCGGCCAGCGAGATCACAGGGATCTTGGCGGTCCGAACGGCGGACCTATCCCGGTCATGGACTTCAGCAAAATCCACGATATGACGGATGAGGAGCTCGACACAGTTGAACGTGCACTCGTCAGGCTCGGATTTGCTGTCTCGGATCAGGGCGGAACGCCAGAGGAGGGAGGCCAACCGGAAGGTTGAGGACGAGGCGCAGTCTGCCGGCGTCTCTCTTTCCAGCTACATCAAGGCGGGCTGGCACGTACTGGAGCCAGCGGCCATCTACAAGCACGGATGGCACATCGACGCCATTGCGGACCACCTCAAGGCGATCACAGACGGGTTTCTGCGGCGCCTGATCATCAACGTCCCGCCAGGCACGATGAAGTCCCTGACGGTAGGGGTGTTTTGGCCGACGTGGGAGTGGGGCCCGCTCAACATGCCCCACCTGCGCACCATCGCGACATCGTACAAGGAAGCGCTGGCGAAGCGCGACAACATCAAGTCCAGGCGCTTGGTCCAGTCCCGTTGGTACCGGGACCGGTGGGGAGGAAACTTCTCCCTCATGCCCGACCAGAACTCGACGTTGAAGTTCGAGAACGACAAGACCGGCTTCCGCGCGGCTATGGCCTTCAAGTCCCTGACCGGTGAGCGCGGCAACCGTGTGGTGATCGACGATCCGCTATCGGTGGACATGGCGAAGTCGGACGCCGAGCGCATGGCGGCGAAGGAAACGTTCCTTGAGGCGGTGCCAAGCCGTCTCGCCGATCCGGCCGTAGACGCCATCGTAATGGTGATGCAGCGGCTTCACGAGGATGACACGACCGGTGTCGCGCTGGCGAAGAACCTCAGCTACGAGCACGTGATGCTGCCGATGGAATACGAGCCTGAGCGTCGCTGCTACACAATCGTGAAGCCGTCCTTCTGGGATGCCAAGCCGATCCGCGCCCGGTACGACGCTGAAAAGCAGACCTGGTACAAGACAGGTGAGGAGATCCCAGAGAACCGCCAGGAGTTCGTCGAAAGGGCACCGGTCAAGACCGTCTATCCGCAGGACATCCGGACCGTGGATGGCGAATTGCTGTTCGAGGACCGTTTCCCCAAGGAAGTCGTCGAGTCTGACAAGATCTCACTCGGCTCCATGGGACACGCCGGGCAGAACCAGCAGCGTCCGGCCCCCCGTGAAGGCGGGATGTTCAAGCGATCGGACTTCAAGATCGTCAAGGCTATCCCGGCCGGGACGCAATTCGTCCGCGGCTGGGACTTCGCTGCGAGTGAGGACGACCCAACCCGGGCCCGGACTGCTGGCGTGAAGATCGGCCGCTATCCGGACGGCAGGTTCGTGATTGCTCATTGCGTCGCGGAGTGGCTGACCCCGGCAAAGGTTCGCACCACGGTCAAGAACACCGCCGAGCAGGACGACTTCGTCGGTGACCGCTGCCGCATCTCCTTGCCGCAGGATCCAGGCCAGGCCGGGAAGGATCAGGCCGAGCAATACATCACGATGCTGGCCGGGCACGTCGCCGTGGCGTCCTCGGAAAGCGGGGACAAGGTGACCCGGGCCGAACCGCTCTCCGCTCAATGTGAGGCGGGGAACGTCGATATGCTCCTTGGGAGCTGGAATGAAGACTTTCTGGACGAGGTGACGATGTTCCCGAATGCCAAACTCAAGGACATCGTCGACGCAGCCTCACGGGCGTTCAACGAGTTGGCCCACCCCACGGCGCGGGCCGCCATGATCCTGAAGAAGAAGCACCGCTCATGAGGCTCCTGAACCTGATCGCCAACATTGCACAGCGGCGGCTCGACCAGATGTTTCCGGGCTATTTCCCGGGCATCAAGCACAATCACTACGGTGACTTCGGATATCCGGAAAAGCTGGATTTCAACCAGTGCTTCGACATGTACAACCGCAATGGCTTTGCCAGCGCTGGTGTCGAAAAGACCATCACCAAGACCTGGCAGGATTATCCATTCCTGCTGGAGAGCGAAGGTGACGACGACGAAACCAAGCTTGAGCTTGAAATCCGTCAACGCTTCGGCGATCTGCGCCTGTGGCAGAAGTTGGTAGAGGCGGATCGCCGCTCTTTGGTCGGCTGCTACAGCGGTGTCATCCTGCGCTTTGCGGACAGCAGGCGGTTCGAGGAGCCCGTCGAGCGGGTTCCGGGTGGGCTCGAAGGTCTTGTTGAGGTCATTCCAGCATGGGAGGGACAGCTTGAGGTTGCCTCGTGGGATACCGACGAGACGTCGGAGACCTATGGTCAGCCCAAGATGTTCAACTTCAACGAATCCAACGTTGAAGACCAGAGCAAGCAGCCTCGTCAGTTCCAGCTTCACCCCGACCGTGTTGTCGTCTGGTCTCGTGACGGGACGGTTCACAACCGGTCTTTCCTGTCGCCAGGCTTTAACGACCTGATCACCTTGGAGAAGATCAACGGGGCAGGGGGTGAGGGCTTCTGGAAGAACGCGAAGTCGGCTCCTGTGCTTGAGGTCGATAAGGAGGCCAGTTTGGAGCAGATGGCGAAGGCCATGGGCGTGCCGGTCAACGAGATCGCGGACAAGATGGATGATCAGGTCGCAGATTGGCAGAAGGGTTTCGACCAACTGCTGATGCTCCAGGGCATCCAGGCCAAGACCTTACCAATCACCATGCCGTCGCCCGAACACTTCTTCGCTGGTCCCCTGCAGGCTTTTGCTGCCTCTATCAATATCCCGGTCAAGATCCTTGTCGGGATGCAAACGGGGGAACGGGCCAGCACGGAAGATGCCAACGAATGGGCCCAGACCAACATGGGTCGGCGGAACGACAGCGTGATCCCCAACATCATGGCGGTGGTGGACCGGCTGGAGCAAGTAGGCATCCTGCCTGAGCGGGACTGGCATCTGGACTGGACGGATCTGACCGAGGCCAGCATGGGCGAGAAGGTCGATCGCGTCGGCAAGATGGCCGATACCAATCAGAAAATGAAAGACACCGGGGAATGGGTGTTCACCCCGGAAGAAATGCGCGCGGCCGTCGATATGGAGCCGCTGAGCGATGCGGAGAAGTATCGCGAAGATCCAGACGACGAGGCCGACGACCTCGACATGACGCCGCCGGAAGGCAAATAGGCGCCCCTCAAACCATTGGAGAACCTGTGATGCCGAAACAGGTGCGGGTCAACATCCGCACGCTGGCGAATATGTCTGGCGTGCGCAAGGAGAAGCGGAACGGACGGGATGTCATTATCGTTCCGTCGGCGACCCTTCCCGACAACATCGTGATGAACGAGATCCGGTATCCGGCGGATGAGATTGCCAAGTCATTCTCCAGCCTGGACCGCACGCCGGCACCTCTCGGCCACCCCTCTATCAACGGCATGTTCGTCTCCGCCCGTGACCCGGAAGGCATCAATCTTGGCTGGATCGGGGCCTGGAACGAAAACGTGCGCCAGGTGGGCGGCCGAGTTCTGCTCGACAAGGTGATCGATATCGAGCGCGCCGGGCAGTCCGAAGGTGGAAAGCGGGTTCTGGATGCCATCGAAAAAGGCGACCCCATCCATACCTCTACCGGCCTTCTCTGCTTCCTCGAAGCCGCCAACGGCGAGGTCGATTACAAGTTCACGGCGCGCGAAATGGAATTCGATCACGACGCAATCCTGCTCGATCAGGACGGCGCGGCCACCCCGGATCAGGGCGTGGGAATGATGGTCAATTCCGAAGGCGAACAAACCCAGATCGACGTCATTAACTCGTTCCTCGAAGACGCGGACCGGGAAATGGATTGGGCGGTGGAAAGCATCGTCCGAGCTGCAGAGCGGAAGCACAAGGCTACTGCGATGGAGCGAATGAAGACCCGAATATTGGAGGCCATTGGTCTTTCCGAGCGGGAAACATCTGCAAACACCACGGAGAAAGCAGACATGGCTGATGAAAAGCAGCTTAACGAGCTTTCCGCGAAGGTCGACACCCTCTCGGAAAGCATCGGCAAGATCGGGGAGACCATCGGTGAGGCCGTTGGCAACGCGATCAAGCCGCTGGTCGACGCTCAGAACGAGATCGTCGCCAACCAGAAGGCCAAGGACGATGCCGAGCTCTCGGAGCTTCAGGATAAGATCGTCAAGGCCAACCTGATGGACGAGGCCGGGGCAAAGGAACTGACCCTGAACGCCGCCCGCCAGCTTGCCAAGAAGGCAGAGCCGGGCAGGGCGGCCCCTCTCAACGGCGCTTTCAAGGGCACGGGCGATGACAAGCCCGCCTACAAGCTGCCCAAGGCGGAGGGCTAACCTATGGCGCGTTTCAACAAGATCGTCCTCGGCCCGCCGAACAAGAACTGCCCGCAGGTCCGTGAGGCCATCGCGAGCGTTGCTCTCAAACCTGGCCGGCTTGCCGTTCTGTCCTCTGGCGAGTTCGCGCTCGCCGGCGCAGCGACCGTCGGTAAGGTCTGGCTGATCCAGGACAACTATCTGGCGATGAAGACCGTCGATGATGACTGGGATGCTGCTGACACCGCGATCGGTGTCGAGATGCACGAGGACTTCATCTATGCCGCCCGCATCGCGAACGGCGTCAACATCACCGCTGTCGGCACACCGCTGACCCCGGGAGCGAATGGCACCCTCGCCATCGCGAGCACGTCGGATCTGATCGTCGCCTACGCCGATGAGATCTACAACAACGACTCCGGCTCTGAGCAGCTTCTGAAGATCCGCCCGGCGGGTTCGGAAAGCTACCTCTCGGCCGCGTAACTGGAGACTAGCGATATGCGCTATTTTGACGAACAGCTGGTCGCCAACTCGCGGCCGCACGCGGCGTGGTGGGCCGAGGTCTCGCTTGCCCGGGAGCACTTCCACCGTTCCGAGGACGCCCACGCGTCCCTGCAGAACGAGCTTATGGGTAACGCCGCATCGATTCTTCCCCGGGACGCATGGCTCGATCTTGACGGCATCACCCGGCGCGTCATGCGGGCGGATGAAGGCCAGGCTTGGATGATGGACTTGATGCCTTTGGCGAAACCGGTCCACATCGGCAAGCTCGTCCACATGAACC